AGCAGGCAGACCATCAGGATACAATGATGAAATCGCGTCAGAGATCATTGAGCGCCTTTCCAATGGTGAGCCTCTCAAAAAGATATGCCGCGATGAACACATGCCTCATTATGTGACGGTACTGCGTTGGCAAAGAGTGAACCCTGAATTTGACAACCTTTCCTCGCGCGCAAAAGCTGAGGGAACTCATGCGTTAGCCGACGAATGCTTGGAGATTGCAGACGATGAAACTATCGACCCGCAACACAAGCGCATCATGGTGGACACTCGCATTCGCCTGATTGGCAAGTGGAACAGTAAAGCATATGGCGAGAAGGTTGATGTGTCTCAAACCGCGACCGTCGCGGTCACGCACACGCTGGACGTCAGCAACCTGTCTCTGGAAGAGCTGGACGTTCTGGAAAAGGCTTTGGGCAAATGAGCAAGACCTGTGTTTTCACCGACGTGCACGGGCGCTTGGAAGAGCTGCTGCGGCTGCTGGACAAGGTGCCGAAAGGCGCAAAGCTGATCTTCCTCGGCGATTACATCGACCGTGGCACGCAGAGCGCCGAAGTGGTGGCGCTGGTGCGGTCTCTAGATGCGATCTGCCTGCGCGGCAACCATGAAGACATGATGTGCAACCCCGACACGATGGGCGGCACATGGATGGCCAACGGCGGCAGCGCCACGGTGGAGAGCTACAAAGACCCGCTGACGGGCGAGATCAATGCTGGCCTGATGGAAGAGCATGCGGCGTGGTTCGAGAGCCTGCCGCGCGTTCACAGCGACAAGCACCGCGTCTATGTGCACGCTGGCGTCGATGAGAGCCACGACCTGCGGCACATGCCGGAGGCCATCACCCAGTGGTTCCGCTACCCAGCTGGCGCAGACTTTGGCTATCGCGGCAAGCATGTGGTTCACGGACACACGCCGGGGATCGTTCAGCTGGCCAACAGGACGTGTCTGGATGGCGGGCGCACCCTGACATGCGGCGTGTTCGATGATGACGTTGCAGGCGGACCTGTGGAGCTGCTGTGGGCGTGATCAAGCTTCCTCGCCCGGTCGACCGGACGGGGACACTCAAAGCCATCGAAAAGCGCAAGTGCGAGATGTCGCTGGCCGAGTTCGTGAAAGCCGCGTGGCACATCATCGAACCCGGTCAGCCGTACGTTCACGGCTGGCACATCGACTTCATCTGCGCGCATCTGGAAGCCGTCACCGATGGCGTGCTGAACGACGACGGCACGTTCTACAACCGCCTGCTGGTCAACATCCCGCCGGGCACCATGAAGTCGCTGCTGATCGGCGTCTTCTGGCCCGCGTGGGAATGGGGGCCGCGCAACATGCCGCACATGCGCTACGTCTGCGCATCGCACAGCCTCGACCTCGCGATCCGCGACAGCCTTCGCATGCGGCGCTTGGTCACCGATGAGTGGTATCAGAGCCATTGGGGTGACCGCGTCCAGATCACGGGCGACCAGAACGCCAAGGCCAAGTTCGAGACCACCGCCACGGGCTTCCGGCAGGCCTGCGCGTTCACGGGCATCACGGGCTATCGCGGCGACCGCGTGATCGTCGACGACCCGCACAGCGTGGATGACGCGAACTCGGACGCCAAGCGCGAGACCGTCACCAACCTGTTCAAGGAAGCTGTCACCAGCCGTCTGAACAACCCCGACCGATCCGCCATCGTGGTGGTGATGCAGCGCCTGCACGAAGCCGACGTTTCGGGCGTGATCCTCGACAATGACATGGGCTATGACCACATCATGCTGCCCATGCGGTTCGACCCGCACCGAGCCTGCGTGACCCGTCTGGGCTATGCCGACCCGCGCGAGATCGACGGGGAGCTGCTGTTTGAGGATCGCTTCCCGCTGCACGTCGTGGAGCGCGACGAAGCTGCGATGGGGCCGTATGCGACAGCTGGGCAGTACGCCCAAAGCCCTGAGCCGCGCGGCGGTGGTATCGTCAAGGACAGCTGGTGGAAGCTCTGGGACAAGCCGGAATACCCGGGCATTGAATACATCGTTGCCAGCCTCGACACGGCCTACACGACGAAGTCAGAGAACGACCCCAGCGCGCTCACCATCTGGGGCGTGTTCAGCGCGTCAGGAGAGCAGGCATCGACCCGCATGGTGGATCGGTATGGCCGGACCATCGACGGCGCTTCAGCGGTCCAATCTGAGGCGCTGGGAGCTACCGCCAAAGTCATGTTGATGTACGCATGGCAGGGTAAGTTGGAGATCGGCGAGCTGGTCGAGAAGGTCGAGAGCATCTGCACCCGCATGCGCGTCGATCTGCTGCTGATCGAAAACAAGGCGGCAGGGCACAGCGTGGCGCAGGAGATCAGGCGGGTGTTCGGGCACGCCAGCTTCGCCGTCCAGATGTACGACCCCAAGACGCTGGACAAGGTGGCGCGCCTGTATTCCATCCAGCACCTGTTCAGCGAGGGCATGATCTATGCGCCCAACAAAGACTGGGCCGAGATGGTGATCCGGCAGACGTCCAGCTTCCCGCGCGGGGCGCATGACGATCTTGTCGATACCGTGTCGATGGGCTTGAAACACTTGCGAGATGTTGGTATGCTCACAAGAGCACCTGAGAGGATGGCCGAAATCGAAGACAGCAAGGTCTTCCACGGCAACAGTCAGGGTGTTCCACTTTACAACGTCTGAGGGACAACCACATGGACAAGACCAAAGTAGCTGCGGGGGTGATTGATGATTTCGTCGCCAACTACGCGGAAGAACACGAACTGACAAACCTTGAAATCATTGCCGTATTGGCATCCGTTTACGCTGGCATAGGTCTGTCAGTTCTTGATGATGACGATGATAGCGAGGGCGCTGTGCTGATGCTGATCAGCGTGGCAACGCAAGCCATTGTTAAGATGAACAGGCTGATCAACGAGGTAGCGAATGAAGAGGCTTAACGCGATGGTGGACGCCCTGTCGGAAGGCAAGTGGGCGGTCCGCGTGGTGGATGTCGACACCGAAGACTACACCGACATGATCATCGAAGCGGAAACCGACAAAGAAGCCGCGTTCAAAGCTATGGAGCAGTTTAATGACGAACAATGAGCATGAAGTCGCGACCCAGATCGCCACGCGACTGGGGGACATGGTCAACAACGACCAGATCAGCCCGCCTGAGGTTCTCATCGGCGCGCTGCGTGGCGCTACCGTGTTCTGGATGGGCTGCGTCAATGATGGCACCCGCGTCGAGAGCCTGAACGTGCTGCGGCAGTTCATGGGCGAAGAGATCGACAACCTCATCCGTGGCATCGCCAACGGCATGGTGCCAGCATGAAGGTCGTGTACGGCACGGGCAAGACTGCGCTGATGGTTGGCGTCGACAAGCTGGGCGATGGCTATGCGCCGTTCCTCGGGTTTGTTGAGGCTGAAAGCATCAAGGACATGGAGCCAAAGAACTTTGGCAAGCTGGCTGTTGATGAGGTGTCGGCGGTCGTCGAGAAATCCGGCGGCGTCATGATCTACATCGAAAACCAAGAAGCAGCCGAAACGATGATGCGGATGCTGATGGTTCTTTTCGAAAACGTCGTCGACACGCCGTGGGGTGGCACCACCGAAAAAGAGGGGGCAATGCAATGATCGGATGGCTGTGGAAAAAGTTATTCGAGACGGAAGAGCTGCGCGCCATCACTGAGGCTCGCAGTTTGCAGCGTGAAATCGACGAACAACGCATGGTGCAGCAGCGCAAGCTCCAGCTGGAGCTTGGCATCAGCATTTACGACGACAGTCAGGCGTGGCTTCGCCTGCACCAAATCCTGAAAGATCACGAAGATCGCATCAAACAACTGGAGGGTAAATGATGATCTGGAACCCGTGGAAAGAGATCAAGCGGCTGCGTGAGCAGGTTGATGCGTGCCATGTGCATATCAAATTCCTGCGCGGTGAAAATAACAACCTGTTTGCGGCGCTAATTGACATCAATTCGCAAGAAAAACCAACCAGCAACGCCACCGTCAAGCGGATGGCAAAGATAGCGCGGGAGGCGCTTGAGGTGTGATCGTCAACGGCGAAGCGCTGCTGCTGGCAGCCCCGATCAAGGACATGATGCGCGAAAAGGTGCGCGGCCCGCTGACCAGCCACGGGTTGGCGGAGGCGGGCTATGACATCCGCATCAAGCAGGACATTTTATTCATGGAAGGAGAGGTGCGTGTGGATGGAGCGTGGAGCGATGGCAACTTCGCCCTTGCCAGCGCCATCGAAGAGTTCGACATGCCTCACAACTTGGTCGGCGTAGTTCATGACAAATCGACATGGGCGCGCAATCGCCTGTCTGTATTCAACACCGTCATTGAACCAGCATGGAAAGGTTTCCTGACCCTTGAACTGGTCTACCACGGCGCAGGGCCGCTGCACATTCCGGCAGGCACTGGCATCGCTCAGGTGATCTTCCACCAGACCGTTATGCGCGCTGCGTACGATGGAAAATACCAGAACCAAGCGGACAAGCCCGTGGAGGCGATCAATGGCTGACAGCGTGATCCACATCGACATGACCAACATGCTGATGAACCTGCCAGTCTGTACCTTGGTGCGGCTGGCTAACATCGCCCTGAACACGATGGACATGCGGACGCTGGGCGAAGTCGCCTTTTCCGCTGGCATCGAACTGGACATCTCATTCAAGGATAAGACCAATGGCTAAATGGGCTATGGGAAGTTCGATCTACTGTCACACCTGCAGGGAGATTGTTTCAAATCCGCACATTTGCGGTAATGAGGTGCCGCCGCTGGATGAACGCATTGACGACGGCTATGACTGCTTGCGTCATGTTTTGCGGCTCGCCGTTGAACAGGCTTCGGTTGGCAAGGGCAAGGAGCGCCACGCCAATGGCAAGCCGTTCGACCGCCAGCCGATCATGGAGATCGGGCGCATGGTTGGATCGGGTTACCCGCTTGGGCAGGCCATGAAGAAAGCGCAGGAAAGCGAGCGCCTGCCGCCAGACCGCGCCAAGGCGGAGTTGCTGGGGGCCATCAACTATCTGGCTGCGGCATACCTCCTGCTGGAGTAATGACAAGGATGGCCGCGCCTGATACAATGGCGCGGCCATTACCTTGAAAGGGACCAATCATGTCGGGCTTGAACCCAAACATCCGCCTGTCTGGGGCAAGCGAGCCTGACGAAATGGGCGATATGGATGTCCAGATCGAACATGCCGATGACGATCTCGGCGACATCCCAGAGGTCAACGAAGACGGCGCGATCATGAAGATCGACCACGGCGACGGTTCGATCACGCTGTCATTGGACGGAAAGCCCATCGCGGACGCCGCCGATGTCGCAGACCAGCCAGCTGGATGGTTCGACAACCTCTCCGAAAAGATCGACGGCAGCGAGCTTTCCCGCATCGCTGAAGACCTGCTGCGCGGCGTGACGGATGACCTTGAAAGCCGCAGCGAATGGATCGAAGACCGCGCGCAGGGCATCAAGCTGCTGGGCCTCAAGATCGAACTGCCGGGCCTGCAGGGCAGCGGTGATGGTGCGCCCATCGAAGGCATGTCCAAGGTGCGGCACCCGCTGCTGCAGGAAGCCGTGCTGCGCTTCCAAGCCAACGCCCGGTCAGAGCTGCTGCCGACCGACGGCCCGGTGAAGATCAGGGACGATGCCAACGGGTCGACCACGCAGCGCGATGACATCGCCAACGCGTTCGAAAAGGACATGAACCACTACCTGACGTCGACCGCTCGGGAATACTACCCAGACACCGACCGCATGCTGCTGCTGCTGGGGTTCGGCGGCACCTCGTTCAAGAAGGTGTTCTTCTGCCCGCTGCGGAACCGCCCAGTCAGCGACAGCGTGGATGCCGACAACCTGATCGTCAACAACAGCGCCACTGACCTCTCGACCGCCCTGCGGATCACGCACCGCGTCAACCTGAAGCCGTCCACGGTCAAGCGCCTGCAAATCCTTGGCGTCTATCGCGACATCGACCTGTCGACCCCTCTGGAGGTCACGCCGGACGCCGCCGCAGAGGCAAAAGCATCGCAGCAGGGCGTGACGACTGGATCGGCCAACCCTGAGGATCGCGACCGCGAAATCTACGAAATTTACTGCGAGCTGGACATCAAAGGCTTTGAACACAAGTTCAAGGGCAAGGTGACGGGTCTGGAAATCCCGTATCGCGTCACCATTGACGTGTCGTCGCGCGAAATCCTGTCGATCACCCGCAACTATGACCAGCCGGAGCCGGGCATGCTGCCGGAGGCGCGTACGACGTTCGTGAAGTACACGTTCGTGCCGGGCCTTGGCTTCTACGACATCGGCCTGCTGCACATCCTCGGCAACACCACCAACGCGATCACCGCCGCGTGGCGCGAGCTTCTGGACGCTGGCATGTACGCCAACTTCCCCGGCTTCCTGATCAGCGACGTCGGCGCGCGCCAGAACACCAACGTCTTCCGCGTTCCCCCGGGTGGTGGCGCGCAGGTCAAGACTGGCGGCCAGAAGATCAGCGATGCCATCATGCCGCTGCCGTACAAAGAGCCGTCGCAGGCCCTGATGGGGCTGGTGGAGAACATGTCGCAAACTGGCATGCGTGTCGGTGGCACCAGTGAGCTGCAGGTCGGCGAAGGCCGCGCTGACGCCCCCGTTGGCACCACGCTGGCGATGATCGAACAGGCCACCAAAATCCTGAACGCGGTCCACAAGCGCATGCACAGCGCGCAGGCCGAAGAGTTCATGCTGCTGGTGCAGTGCTTCCGCGAGCATCCCGAAAGCTTCTGGGAGCGCAACCGTAAGCCGACCATCGCGTGGAACGAAGAGCTGTTCATGCAGGCCCTGACCGACGTCGAGCTGGTGCCGCAGGCCGACCCGAATACGTCAAGCCACAGCCAGCGCGTGATGAAGATCATGGCGCTGAAACAGCTGCAGGCCGCGAACCCGCAGCTTTACGATGAAGTCGCCATCGACAAGGCCGCCCTGCGGTCCATTGGCTGGTCGAACCCAGAGCAGTTCTTGAAGCCTGAAGATCAGCGCAACCAGCCGTCCGCAGAGCTGCTGAAGGGCATGGAAGACGTCAAGATCGCGCACCAGAAGGCCGACGCCGACACGATGAAGGCGCAGGCCGCCATGATCAAAGCGCAGCAACCCAACGCGCCCGCTGGCCTCGCAGGGCCTGCAGGTCCGAACCCGCAAGAGCTTCAGATCAAGATGATGTCCGAGCAAAACAAGCAGCGCCAGATGGAGCTGTCGGCCCAGCGAGATCAGGCAAACGACGAGAACCGCGATCTGGATCGGCAGAAAGACCTGCAGCTGGAGCAGATGCGGATGGATCGCGACGACATGAACGACGCTGTTCGCATGCAGCACGAACGTGATATGCAGGCCCAACAGCACGCACAGGACGCCATCAAGCTGGCGGCCCAAATCCAGAGCCAGCACAAACTGGCAAAAGTGGAGAAACGTAAATGACAGACAAGGCGATCAGAGCCGCAAAGCTGACGGCGGCGGGCATCCTCGACAAAGCCCGCGCTAGAACCGCCGTTGACCGCGCTGGCGGCCAGATCGCCCCGTCTAAATACCTGCCCGGCGTCCCGCGTCAGGTGCATGCGGGTGGTGGCAAGGTGGCTTTCATGCAGGGCAATCATCCTGATGTTCCCGATGTAATGTACCACGGGACTGGAGCCGCAAAGGATTTTACATCGTTTGCAATGCCGGGAAATAAGACGGGCAGAAGGACAGGCGGGAACGCTATCTACCTATCGACAAGCCCAGAAACCGCATCAACCTTTGCCAACTACGGTCAGAACCCCCGCGTCATCCCCGCCCACGTCAGCGCCAAGAACCCGTTCGACTTCAGGAACCCAGACCATATCAATGCGCTGCAAGGTGCACTGACCAAGAACTTCAAAAGCTGGTTCCCCGGTGCGATGTATAGCCCGCAGACCGCAATCAACTGGATGCGCGGCGGAGACTTTGGTCTGCTTGAAAACGACAATGTTCGGTCTTGGATGAAGCGACGTGGCCATGACGGGTATTTCGTCACAGAAGGCGAAGGAAAGCCCCTTAACTTGGCCGTCTTCAAGCCTGAACAGGTCAAAAGCGCCATCGGAAACCAAGGAACATTTGATCCTACCGATCCTGACATGACGCGCGCCGCAGGCGGCAAGGTCACCGACAACGACAACTTCCAGAACTGGTTCGGCAACAGCGTCACCCATACCAACGGGCAGCCGCACGTCTTCTACACTGGCACCAGCAAGGACAAGGACTTCACTGGTTTCAATGTCGGGCGGCATGGCGCATGGTTCACCCGCGATCCTGATGAGGCTTCATCGTACGCAGAACAGAACGACAGCCAAGGCTACAAGTGGGAAGGTGGGCGGCCCATCAAGACCAACACCGCATCGCGCGTCATTCCGG